CCTATTTTCTCAACACCTACTTGTTTAGAACCATACGATAATCTGCCCATTTTAAAACGTTCAGCTTCGCCCATTTTACTAGGTATAGAATCTGCCATGTTAATTTGTGGAACAGTTACGTTTAATCCAGTAACAGGTTTCACCATCGCAATTAATTTAGATAATGGATTAGTTTCTAATCCTAATCTAACGGCTTCTGTTATGATTTCCGGCATCAACCAGTTACCAGCACTTTTCAACTCTTGAACACTAGACAAGTGAGCCAAAGAATGACTACCAGTATCAATGCCTAAAGCACGTAAATATTGTGAATACCCACCATTAGCATCTGGGGTAAACCCATAATAAGTACCTATAAATTCACCAAGAGTTACCAATGACGGTGCTTTACCATCAACACCTGCCCTAAGTGCTTTGTAAGTATCTATTACTGTTTCTGCATCTTGCAGTAACATAGCCTTTGTAGATTTATGTTTTTCAAAGTGTAAAACAGGATTAAAGGACTTACCCTTATTCTCCAATACGTCTTTTCTTAAAGACAATGCGTTTTTTTGAACTTCGTTTATGTCCTTTTTCATTATCGCTTATTTAGAATTAAAAATGTTAGCTTGTAAAAAATAATCTCTCTCTTTAGTTATCAAGTAGCTGTATTTATATTAGAATAAAGTAGTCCAATTACAACCTCCGCTGCATCTGCACCACCTACCAATACAACACCACAATTAATATCAGAACTTTTTGTGTATTCCATTAATTCACATGTTGCATCATACTCTGCCGCTGCAACTAAATCACCTGCAACCAAAGCACTACCTTTAGCTAAACCTTTAACAATAGCCATAAATTGAGTTTTAACAACTGCAATTTTACGATTTGATTTGTCTAAAGTATTTATAATCATACCAATAGGTTTGTCAGTAACGGCTGTTACTTTACCTACTGTATTATCTCCAGTCATCTTTACGATTGTTGTTTCTGGTAATAGTTCATCAATTAAAAAACTTGTATCACAAGATTCTCCACTTGTTATAAAAAGTCTGGTTTTTGAACCAATTCCTAATCCGTGAGGGAAGTCATATGCCATAATATTCTAATGTTAAAAATTAATATTCTTGTATATTCTTTTATATTTTTTTGTAAAAATAAAACATTTTAAGTTCTAAACCAAATATTTACTTATTATTTTCGTACTCCGGATTCTCTAAATTGTTCTTGTAATGCTGCAAAATCAAGTTTTTCAATACCTTTTTCTTTTGGATCTCCTGTGTCTGGTATTAAAGAGCTTCTAAAACTAAAGTCTTCCGCACCACACTTTTTACATTTTGCGGTAAATCTTGAAGTGGCTGTAATAGAATATTGTTTCAACAATCCATCAAGTTCTTCATTCGTAGCTTTACCCATTATTGATAAAACGCTTTCATCAGTTTCGTTTTTTACTGCCACTTTATACAATCTTACAACTTCGTCTCTTTTTGTTTTAACAAAAGATTCACCGGCGGCAAGAGTGGTTTTGTTATTTTCTATAGTTCCGGTAAGTTTTGTATTTTCAGCGGTTAAGGCGGCGTTACTTCCTTTTAATTCTGTAACTTTTGCAGATAAACTTACAATTTCTACTTTACCATCTTGCGCTTCCTTTTGAAATATGTTTCGCTCAGTTTCTACTGCAACAAGTTTAGTTGCCAACTCTCCTTTTTTTATAAAAGTGTGAGTTTTACTAATCTCGTCCATATTCACTACTGTGAGCTTTAACTCATCCTTTGCAATCTGCTCTAAAGCTTCTAATGTTTTTAATTTAAAAAACGATTCCTGTGGTGCTATAACAATATTATTAATATGCTCAACTGTTAATGGTGTTTCTTTCGATAAACCTAATTTAGCTAATAAGGCTTCTTGTAATTTCTTTTCCATATCTTTATCGTTTTGGGTTTTTGCAAATGTATTAAAAAATTCTCTCTCTTTTTGAAAAGGTGTCAATAAGCTATTTTCTTTTGAAAAGCACGAAACACCGTAACTTTTATTTTTAGAATAATATCGTTTTATCTCATCTGTCTCATCTGCATAGATTGACGCAGTATCAACATTTACTAATTGACCATTTTCATCCATTTTTTTTGCGAAAGGGTCAGAACCTAACCAAACCATACTTGTCTCGTAATAATCATGAATTTCTGTCACTACTCTCGTAACCATTTTTCCCTCTATTACTTGACCAATTTGATTTAAGAAAGAATACTCACTTTCAAACCCCTCATGACTTGGCTCCCAGTCAAAAGTTACTGTAACTGAATTGCTGTGCACAATATCTGAAAGTATATCTCGCGCCAATTTAGGAGCTGTTTTTACATCAATTCCTAAAATTGCATTTATACCAGCGGGTATTTTTTCTTTATTGTCTGATACATATCCCTCTTGCCAAGATGCTTCAAATACTTTACCTACTGCATTATTAACAGTGTATGTACTGTGGTCTGTATAAACAGGCTTGTTTATCAATTTTTTATAGGAAACTTTTAAAACTTTCTCATTAGAAAAATCTGTAGCCTTCCATGTACCTGCGCCAACTATACCAGCCGACAACAATCTAAATGGCACTTTTAAAAAATCAGAATCTTTTGGGGTAATATTTTCAACTGTATTGTTATTATCAAAAATGGCTGCAAAATCAAGTGTTTCAGTTCCTAATATTTCACTGTATTGTTTTTGAAGTATCTCATAACCTTTGACATTTTTTACATCAAATGCGATACCAGATTGTTCTAATCTCAACTTAGTATCTTTAATGGTAAATGTACCAGCAGCACTAAATTCTATCTCTGACCTAAATTTCAATTTCTTCATTTTATTTTTTTTAAATTTTAACAAAGTTACGGATTAATAATTACATAAACAAAATATTCTATATGTCTGCAACTATTGTACAGCGGCAGTGTGGGTGGCTCGGTACACCCTCTATCTCTTTATCTTGAATTTCTGAAACTGTTAAACCTTTTAAATCATTAAAATCCTTATAGACGGAAGTTACAAAAGGTTGTATTTGTTCAATATTTTCCACACCATTATTAAGTACTTTATTTATACTCTCTACCGTTTTGGTTACAGAATATGTTTTACTGTCTAAAATTTCACAGTATCCACACCTTAACCTATCACCTATTGAGCGTCTTATATACTTAGTAACCTTAGCTTGTTGTAAGTAGTGTATCCCTGCTTGATACCTCATTCTGCTTACTGTTGTGGACAAAACTTGGTCTATCTTCCAAGCTTCTCCTTTTAGAACACCTTTGAATTTTTTTGTAAATCTGTCTATAGATGCTTTGCTGCGTAAATCGTAACCCTTTTCTAAATATGTTTCTTTTACAAATCCAGTAATTTTTCTCGTTGTTCCTTCATCTGATATAAACTTACCAAGATATACCCTATCAAGTGTTTTCATATATTCAATCGTTCTTGCATCAATAGTTGAAAATACTGAATCTGGTATTTTTTTGCTTGTTGCTCCGAATATTCCTTTATCTGACCGGAATATTTTGTAAGCATCTGTAATATGTTTTTTTATTATCTTGATTTGTGGGAGTGTGAAATCTGTCTCCCATATACCATATAATGTGTAAAATATCTTACCTAATATATTATCAGATGTGAGTATTGTTTCCTGCTCCAAAGCTTTACCTAAGCTTTTCATTACTTTATCCAAGGCTTTATCATAATTGATATTTGTTGCAGAGGAGTACTCTTTCAAAGCTGCAACTAAACTATCATTTCCTTCAGCAAAAGATAATTGTTTATCAAAATCATTTTGATCTTCATACTCAAATTCTTTGTAGTTATTGTAATATTGAATAAACTCATCATCCTCCTTTATATATTCAACATCTACAATATTTTCTTCATTGTTTCCTAAAGCTCCTTCTAAATATGCAGAACTATACCCCAACGCTTGCGCTTTTTGTTCTTGACTAATTATCCCCTGTTGGTATAGTTTTTCATAATTATCTATTTTACTCGAAAATGTTAGCTGTTCTTTATTTTCATCATTAGTTAATGGTTTACCACTTACTACTGTTATTTGATTATTTTTAAAACCTTTTAGCTCCAAATGTAGCATATACATATCTGCTAAGGATTTATCTATTAATCTTTGGAAACTCTGAACTTGTGCAGACAAAATAGCTAAAACAACTTTACCTAATGTTTCTGTTGTTGAGTAATTCCTACCAAGTAAAAATGGTGATTGGTGCAAACCCGCCATCTTCATCTCATTATTATTCTGAATGAGACTTGCTGCACCTTCCACATTAGCAGTTGTGGCTTTCATTTCAAATTCATGTAAACCTTTAAAACCTATCAAATAGCCGTTAGACATCCCTTTTTGAATCTCCACCTTTGCCTCTACAAGTAGGTTCTGTAATCTGAATTTATATTCTGTTTCTGTTTCCGCTACACCTCCTTGTCTTCCTAAATTTCGCTGTGGTGCTGTTAGTAGTACTTCCATGAACCCCATTACCCCAAGATTCTTTATAATCTCTCGCATATTGTCCATCATATTTTTTTCAATGACAACATTGTCCAAAGCAGCTAAAAACGGTGGTGTTGCATAAGGAACTTCACCCATTCTCCTGTGTGCATAATATCTGTAAGTTTCTGGATTGAGTTTTATATAGTTACCTCTTACACCTATCTGATAAGGTACATATTCATCTGTTACACTATCATACTTAAACCTGATTGTACTGGGGGGTACAAGTGCAATTTTCTTAATTCCATCTAAAGATTCATTCGGTATCATTTCAAAACTTGCACAACCATTTATTACCAATTGAGTACATATATCATCTCTCATAGAATCCACACCACCTGAATATTTATACCAATTATTTTGTGCTTGTTTTAATTCTGATAATGTATTCCCAGATGTTTTTGTATCACCCTCCTCTACCACAACATCAAACTTAGTGCTGGCAAGGCTTATGATATTTTCTAAAGCTAAAGAAAAGTCTGGATTAAATTTACACAGGTACTCTATAACTCCCGCAAATTCAATTATAGAATCTTTTGTGCTTATCATCTGCTCTCTAATTAGAGAACCTAATGTAGTAGTAACACCAGTGGCTTCTGATACTCTCTCACCACCCACAATAGGTTTTGAAACAACTGCTGTTGCTAAACTCTGTTCGCTTTTTTTATTAAATAGAGTTTTTAATTTATTAATAGGATTTATCATTTTGTCTTAAATAAAAAATGCAAAGCTTCTTACGAAACTCTGCACAAAATTACTCAATTATAAAGACTTTAACAAATTACAAGGTAGGTATTATAATTTACAAGTTAATTAGATATATAGCTGAATAGTATTACTTTTTGCGTTCTGGTATTTACCCCACCACGTATTTCTCTCTATATTATTTGCAAACGATACAATAGCACGTCCATTAAACCAAACCTCGTTTGAGTGCCTACCATCATCGAAAATCCAAAAATTTGTATTAATTAGAAAATACCCTTTATCTGAATGCTTACATAATATAACAGTTGGTATTTTATTCCTGATGTTCCGCAGCAAACCGATAATCTCAAAACTATCAAAGTCATTAAACACCCTGAATGGCATCTGATTTACAATTGACTTTGTGAGCTTTCTTTTTGTCGTTATTATTTTTATTTCCATTACTTAAATGATATTTAACGTTTTCCCTACCAGTTTACTTTAATCTTACATTACATATTTATTACGTGATAGAAATTTAATGATAATATACCACAGTGGCACTATGTACTTGGGTGCATCCGGTTTAATTATAACTCTTTTCCTTCTTTTAGGTTTCTTTACCTCTTCATAATACGGTCTGATTATCTTTTCTGGAATGTAATTTTCCTTATGCTTTGTATAAAACCTTTTCTCTTTCAACATATTTTTATATTTTTAATCTGTTATTCTTTCCACTTTCTCATAAGCTTTATAAAAATATTTTGTATCCGTTGCATACCCGCATTTTTGTATCTGGAACAAAAAATCAGATATATTACCCGCATCTCTGACAGGTTTATATCTGTCCGTTTTCATTATAGTAAAGAAATTATGAAAACAGTCCTCGAAAGAGTAGAACGCTGCAAACCTCGCTTTCTCTGGTTTCAGTTTACCCTTATATTCCTCCAGTGTGTAATTAGTTGTACTTGGTCGTAATTTTAAGGTTTTTATCCCTAAAACATTATTTGAGTAAACTAACTCACTCTTCATATAACCGGTCTCTAAGCACACCATTGCAGTTATGGCAATTCGCAATTCAAGGGAGGAGCAATTAAATACAGAATCATTTTCGTGAATCTCTTTTAATAATGGTTTACCTATAACTTGATATACCCCTCTGTTTGTAAGTTTATTTGTGAATGCAATTGCTTTTATTTCTGCATCGTTGGCTGGATTAAATATTGGTTCAATCTCCTCACAACTTTGTGTTAAAAATGCCACGAGTGCAAATAATAATAATACGATAATAATTGATAAAATATTTATACCGTTGTAACCCATTCCTTTTTGTTGCATTTGGTTGTATTTTTTAGTATTGTTTTTAAAATATATCGAAA